TTTTTCATTATCTGTCATTTTTCCCTTTCATTTTTTCTAAACTAAAAGTGTTTTATTCCAATTATTATCAATCAAAAACCATTGACATTTATAAAAATCGTAAATGCCAATCTGGTCAGGTTTGTTGTATTTTTGAACCTTCCAACCAAACGCTATAGCCTTCTCACGAAACTCTGCATCTGATTCCATCAACAAATTAGATTCACTACACATAGCGACCAGGTTAGATGGGGTATCTAAAAGTTTAGAGCCACCCATCCCCCGATTAATGCGATGCTGTGGCACGAGAGTATCATCTATCCGCCCACAATGCCAACAACGAACATCACGTTCAAGCACCTTCGCCCAAACAGTTTTACTAACCATGACGGAAAGTAAGTTCAACCTGTTTAGCGATAACCGCAGTCAACGTTCCAGCATCCGAAATCTGCTTTATCTTAGCCTTCACACGACTCAACTCAACCTTAGCCATGTCATGTTCAAACTTTAATTCCGCAGTCTTTAGACGGGCTACAGCAGTCCTATCGGCTACAGTTCCCTGAGCTTCAAGAAACGCAGACTGATAAGCCTTCTCATACGTCAAATCCCTATCAGCAACTTTAATCTCAGCATCATAAAGAGCATTAATGCCCTTCTCGCCAGACTGGATAAGTTCATTCAGTTTAGAGATAACCTGGTCTGGACTAACTATTTCCAAGTTCTTTACCCCATTTCACAATCTTGTCCAACTGCTCTTTAGAAAGTTTCGCTTGCTGTGCTTCAACATACAAAGCCTTTAACTTCACTAAATCTTTATTGAAGAACGCTTCACTAGCATCAGCCAAAATAGATTCATTAGCACGATTTACTTTTTCCATCTCCTGTGCTGAAGGTCTTTTACCTTTAGGGCTAAACTGCCCACCGAGAGCCGAAATTGCTCGCCCGTACGAGCTGGTAGCACAGTTTTCGACAAAGGATACCTTGTTCACATTGCTAGTACCAATGCGTTCCTCAGCATAGTCAACAGCAGCAGGTTTCTCATCCGCCTTATCTAAATAAACTTCAGCCTTCATAACAACCTGAGATTCGCTGAGAGAAACAATCTCTAAATTCAATCTGCCATTCGGGTATTTAGCCCAAAACAAATCTATGCGTTCTTGAACAGTTTGATACTGTGATAAATCAAAGCCCAATGTTCTCACCCCAAGTTACAGTCATGTTACTTTCCAGCCAAATCCACTGCCCAAGACCATGCACAGTAATACCCACAGAACCAGTGTCAAGTACCTGAATACCCGACAAAACCCCTGTAACACTACTTATAGGCTTCTTATCATTTCTTATAACCACAGCAACCTTATTGCCGACAGTAAGACCTTTCAAATCAGTTATCTTCATTAGTTTCCCTTCTTAATTGTTAGATACGGCACTCCACCAGCTCTAGACGAACGAGTAGCAATAACTTTGCCATTCAATAAACCATACTTGGCTTTACCCATTTTGTCCAATACCCTACTTTTCAATTCAGTCAACTCTGCAATGTAATCGTCAGTAACAGCCTGAGCAAACATCAACTCTGTACCCAACTCAGCCAATTCAACTTCATCCTCAACAATGTCAGGATTCATTACTCGAACAGTTTGAAAAGTTGACTCTGAACCATCCCAATTAGGTGCTTCATCTATTGCAAGTTTGTCCCAAAACTCCTCAACACGAGCAACCATACGAGCAGAATAATCTGCATCATAATCTAAATGAAAAGTCTCCATTTGATTACCCTGAAAAAGCACAACAACTTTGCACCACTTCAAACCAAGCAACTCCATGTACCACATACACTGAGCTGCATAATGTTCAGGAATAGAATCCCAACGGTAACCAGCAGTTTTAATCTCCAACAAACCATACTCGCCATCCTTCAACAAAATGCCATCAGGATTAGCATGTTTCCAACCATCAGCCCAAGTACCAGTCTCAAACATTTCAAACTCAGGATTTAGTAAACCCCACTCCTCGAAAATGATAGGCTCAATCAACGTACCCCAACGCATCTTCTCATTCTGCTGAAAACTATCGTCAATCTTGTTAGTCAATTTAGCCCACATAGTATAAGCAGACTCCCAAGGATTTACACCCAAGATAGTTCCAACCTGCGAACCACCAATACCATTACTGCGAAGCTCATGCCACTCAGGACTCTGATTCTCAAAGTCACCAACAAGCACAGCCTTACCAAATAAAGCATGTTCTAATTTTTTAGTCATAACCCTTTTCCAATTTTACTTCTGACCTAGTTGTCAGTAAAGTAAGTGTATGACAGACCACCGACAAACACTAGTAACTCAAAAACTATTTTCACTTTTACAAGAAATAGAAGAAGTCGGTGAAGTACCTTGCTCAAATTTCCCAGATGCTTTCCACCCAGAACCAGGTAACGGTGGCTACCAAGACACTATCTGGGCTAAAGAACTATGTTCCAAATGTCCAGTCCTACAAAGTTGTCGCACCTATGCTATAGATGCCATAGAACAAAGTGGTATTTGGGGTGGACTAACACCAATAGAGCGAAGAAAAATTAGGACAACAGAACGAAACGCTACAAAAGCCCTCTACGGTAACCAATAAGTTACATAAGCAAATGTAACCGATAAGTTACTTAGATTCTTTTTCCTGAACCTTCTGCACAGCATCATTAGAAGCCTTAGCAACATCAGCTTTAGTTACTTGACCTGTAGTGGCAATCGCATAACCTACAGCCCCAATAACACCAATCATCAAAGTACCCCAAGCGACAAGGACACCACTAAACCAGTTGCCTGTCAAAGCTGCACCCACACCAGCCGAACCACCAAGAATGAAAAGAAAAATACCGAATCCACGCCAAGCGAGGAAACCTAAAACACCACTAATGTCTTTCAACCTATTTTTCATTATTTACCTGTATTCGCAAGAATGTGCTTAAGAGGGTCAACAAGCTGCTCATAAGCGACTAAATGAATCCCAGGGTTACTCCAAGACTTATTAGCCTTACCAATACTCAAATGAAGGTGTGCGCCAGTAGATGCTGAACCACTAGGAGTATTCTTTCCGCCACCCACTAAACCAATAACAGACTTGCCACCAACAACTTTGTCATCCTTCTTCAGCTCTGATTGTTTAGCCAAGTGAGCATAAAGCACAAAGTGTCCATCTTTTGCACTGTGAACAACAAACCATCCGAGAACATCTGACCATTCGTTTAGAAAAACTGTGCCGTCAGTTATAGCGTGAATAGGTGACTTCTCTGCTGGATGCCAGTCTTGACCTCTATGCGGTCTACCGTTCCTGTAAGGAGCAAGATTACCAAACTCATCCCCACGAAGTTTAGGGCTAAACGGCTCAAAATAAATAGCAGACATAACTAATTAACCAATCTAATAACTAAAGCAACAATAGAAGAAGTAAGAACAGCAGATAAAAGGCCCGTCAACCATGCTGACTGCCAACGGAACTTTTCTAAATCACGAATACGAGTTTCATGGTCTAAAACAAGGTCAGAATGAATAGTGACATCTTTTTTGATTACAGCGATGTCTGTTTTGATTATTGACATGTCATCAACGATTCTCTGTAAAAGTTCACTATTATTAGGTCGTTTAATTTCAGTCATTAGCCAGCCGCCGCTGCTGTACCCATTTGAACTGCCTGATAATAAAGCGTTGCATCAGAACCAGTTGTACCAGTAACATTCAAAACAGTTATAGTTGCAGACCCAGCGGTGTTTGTAGTAACACCACAAACATACCTTGGACTTGTAGTTGATACAGTCAAAATAGGTGCAACAGCAAAACGACTGGATGGATATGTAATATTTAAAACAACCGTAGCTCCACCTGCCAATCCGCCAGTCGTTGCAGTAGCAGTACCAGCAGCCTGAGCATTGGCAAGTTTAGAAAAGTTACCATTCAAAGCTGAAGCACTCAAAACCTGCCCAGCAGTAAAAACAGTTGTTGCAGTCATCTAATCTCCTTAAAGCCCCAACGAATACGAATCTAGTTTACCAAACTCTACATCATCCAAAACAAGAGAAGGACTACGCAAACTCTCAAAACTATACCTAACCTGATGGTCATTCAAGTCAATGTTATGTTCAATACCGATAACACGAACATACCTGATAACAGCAGTACCAACATTATTAGGTAAAAATCTTACTTTCATAAAACCATTGACTCTACCGTAAGCAATAATGGCATCCTGTTGACTATCGCTTAACGCTTTAAAAGGAACTGTTACAGAATTTATACGGTATTCAGGAGTACTATATTTACTTGTTAGTAATTGAGCTAAGTTTAGAAGTTTAGTTGAATCACTATAAAAAATGTTTTCAACGTCTAAATGACTAACGCTATAAATAGACTGCGATGAAAGGTCAGCATAAATAGCACTATTTATACCGTCAACAGATAAAACTTTTACTTCGTTGTAAAGAAGTTCAGACGTATAACCAATATCAATATTATTGTAGGGATAAGAAGTAGCAGTGCCATCATCAGTAAAAAGTCTATTAGCATCATTAACACTATTAGTTGCACTTCTAGAGTTATCTTCAAAAACTAATGCCCCAGTAGTATCATAGAAAAAAGCACCCTGCTCACTAACAGCAACATTATTCAAATACTCTAAAACATTCTGACCATAACAATTAGTGTCAGCGGAAAGCATCTGAGTACCAGCATCAATAGCCGCACCTGCAGAAGGAACTATATTATCGTATAGAACTCCAGCATCAGCCAAAACACGATTAACCCTAGCCCCACTCAACTCAGCAGGAAAACTAGAACCAGTAATAAATTGTCTAACAAACAAAGCCGTAGCTTCTGAAGCACCAAAACTTGCCGTAGACTCCCCATTCACAGCATAATTAAAAGACCAGTCATCAATGTAACCAACAAAAAGAAATCTAGCAGTCGGAACACCAGTACGTTCATAAGTGACATAAACTTTAGAAGCCTTTGGTATGACAGCACCATAGAAAGGTGAACTTGTATTCAAAGGGTCAAACTCACGATTATAGTTAGTCAAAACAATCTGTGCTGTACCAGGTTGAATCCTATCAAGTAAACGATTCTTACCTACACTAGTAGAAACAGAAGTAACATTTGCTGTGACATCCCAACTAGCACTATCGTCAGATTTTACAATAAATATATTTGCTTTATTAAGACCCATTACTTAATCTTTCCCTTTTTACGTTCATACTCTTGAATAGCAGCAATCAACGCATCATTAATAGCACCAGTAGTAGCACCAGGAGCAACCTGAATCGTAATATTATATTTAGTTGCAGTATCAATAGTTTTTTGAAATGTTTTCTGATTAGCCAAATTAGTATCCGCCCACTGCTTGAAATCACCAAAAGTACCTTTACCCTTACCCTCATAAGGATTTTTCATACCAACAAACGGATTAGCAATATTAGGCGCTCTAACTAAATTAAAAGCATCAGGGCCTAAAGACTTTTGACCAACAGCCAAAGCCTTCTTACTACCAAGAAAAGAAACATTAGAAGCCGAATAACCTTTAGGAATAATAGTTTCAATTTTAGTTGAAGGCTGTGTCTTAGTACCCTTATTGAAAGAATCAGCGAAATCTTTACCCATCTGAACTGCAACAGTATTCAAACGCTCACTCTGAGCCATCAAACCATCAATAAGACCATTACCAATATCAGAACCAGTATTCTGCATGACCTTAGCAACCTTGACACCAATGTTACCTGCAACATTCTTGATACCAGCAAAAGTTTTATTCAAACTCTCAACACCAGTAACACCAGTCTCTAAAATAGCCTTAGCAGTAGCACCACCAGCTTCAACACCAGCACTAGAAATCTGTGTAATCAACTCAGCATTAAGACCAAGATTATCTAACTTAGTTATGTTTTTATAAAAATCCTTTAAAGCATAAAGTTTATTCTTAAAAACACTTGCAAGGTCTGTAGCAGACTTACTACCAGAAGCAATAACAGTTCTAAATTTGCCGTCAATATAAGTAATACTAGAAACAATTTCTTTATTATTAGAATCAAGCAACCCAGTAATGTCAGTCGCATCAATAAAAGACTTCTGCACATTCAAAGCATCATCTAAAAGACCCTTAACCTTCTTAGCAGTATCCTGAGCCGTCTTACCAACCTTATTGATAGAAGAACCAATACCATCAATAGAATTAGAAGGAATTTTCTTAGAAAACTGGTCAGCCATCAACTTACCAGAATCAGTAGTAAAAGATACAGCCTTATTAGCATCATCAAGGCCAGTCGTAAAAGACTTCAAACCATCATTCATACCTTTAAAAGCATCACCAAGACCAGGAATACTAGCAAGAGCATCAAATAAATAGATGAAACCCTTAAGCAAAAGCGATAAAGCAATATTTACTCCAGTAACAATAGGAAGCAAAACAGCTGCCAAAACATTACAAAGAAAAGCAATAACAGGTATCAAAGGCTTTATAACTGAAGTAATTAACTTAAAAACTCCAACCAAAGGATTTAAAAGTGGAGTAATAAGTTCCATCAAAACATTAATTATAGGCATCACAGCATCAATCAGCGCAAGGAATGTCTCAGCAACAGCATAAATAAGTGGTGCTAAACGTGCCATAGATTTACCAAAATGATTAAAAAGTGGAGCAAGAACCTTACCTAAAACATCAACAATAGGTACAAAACTAGAAGCCAAAGCAGCTATAGGGCCAGTCAAAGAAGCACCTACAGAAGCCTTCATATTATCAAAAGCAGCTTTCAACTGTGTTTGAGCAACAAACAAACTACCCGACTGTTTTGCATAAGCACCCTGAGCATCTGTAGAACGGGCATACAAGATGTCAAGGCGAGCCTGAGCCTGAGCATGACGTAAAGTAGCACCAGTCAAATTCTTTTGACCCCTAGCAGCCAACAAAGCATTAACCTCAGACTGCTTCATAGCAACACCGAACTTCTCTATCGGGTCATACTCACCACGAAACAAAGCAGTCATACCAGTCAACGCTTCAGACACGTCATAGCCATAAGTAGCTGCAAGGTCAGAAGCCAATCCAACAAGATTTTTAGTCTGCCCAGCAACAGTATCCATACTGAAACCAGACTGCTTCAAAACAGAACCCAAAAACGTTGAAGCCTTAGAAGCATCAACCTGACTCAAACCAATAGCAGAAGCATCCTTAGCGAACTGTTGCATCTCAGGACTCAAATTGCCAAAGACGTTACCCAAACCAACCATGTTACGTTCAAGGTTTCGTGCTTCAGTAACAGAACTCTGTACAAAATCACCAATCTTTACAGCAGCAAAAGAAGCAGCCGCAGCAGTAGCAGTACCCTTCAAACTTTTAACCATGCCACCAAGAGCTTGCATACCACTCTTAGCATCACGAATACCCTTAGCATCAAAAACAGAAATAAGAGGAATAAAAATAGAACCAGCCATTAAACAACCATCCTTCTGTTAATAGCAGTAATCGCTTTATTCAACACAATCTTAGATTCTTCTTTAGCCTTCGGTAAAGCCGTCTCAGCTGCTGGCCAAACAAAACGAGAAGCCGTACCATGCTTATTCAAAGCCCTAATCATGCCAGTACCCTGACCATTGACCTTATGCCTTCTAGTACCAGTCCTACTACCCGAATAAGGGTACTCCCTAGTCATTCTGCTCTTACCAGTTTTTCTAGCCATATCAGCCATAACAACAGCAGCATTATCAACTTGAAGGCGAGCAACAGAAGCCGCATCAGTGCCATTCCTACTATAAATTCTCTTAGCCTTTTTCTCACTAGGAGTCTTAATCAAAACAGAATCAACACGCTTATTCTTATTCTGCGAATTAGCACCCCAAGTTAAACGACCAGGAATAACAAGAGGAATAAAACCAGAAGCAGTATTTTGAGGTCTAGAAACATGCCTACCCGTAGTAGGTGGCTCAGATTTAATTCCAGACTTTACAGCAGTCTGCACAGGCTTCGCAATCTTCCTGTAATCCTTTTTCATCTGATTAATAAGGCTAGGTTGCACACGATTCAACTCACGAATCAAATCATTATAATCAGTGAGATACAGCCCACTACGCTGACCTTTAGTAACAAACTGTACAGTCTGAGCCATAAAACACCACCAATCACATCTATTCTATCAACGAGATTGTTGCTGGCTACGCCAAATCAAATACCTACCCAAAGTCCACAACATGCGGTCATCACACTCCAACAAAGCGGCTGGACTAATACCAGTCTCCACCGCTAAAGAAGCAATATACCAGTGGGCTGAACTATCGCCCAACCCAACTATTTTGGGTCGTTTTCACTAGCCTTAATAGAAGCCACATCATCAACCCACACATCAAATTCTTTTGTAGTGGACTTAGTACGGGACTCTGCAAGATAAGCAAGATAAAGTAGATGAGTTAGCTTGACATTAGATTCAAGGACAGCAACTGACAAGTCAAATTTAGATTCAAACTTAACCATGTCAGAAGCCGAGCAAGTAACTTCTTTTTCTTCGCCAGAAACAAATTCAATGCGTAGGTTTATTTTCAATTGTTTTCCTTAGTTATTAGGCTACTGCACGAGTTACTGTACCTGTTGTCGGCCATGTAACAGATAGTGTAGCGATATCCCCGACTGATGCCGAGTATGGTTGGTACTGGGTCACAACACAGACTGCTGTGTATGCAGGGTTAGCTGAACCTACCGCAGAAGAAGTTGGCAGTACAACTACAGTTGCATAAGTAGCAGTACCTGAAGCGTTAAATAAAGTCCAAAGGGTAGAGTCTATAGACGAAGCTGCAAAGTCTTGGAAGAAGTTTAGAGTCACAGACCCAGACTTCAAACCTGGCAGACGAGTTCTATATCCGCTACCAAAAGCTGTTGTCTCAACCTCATCTGCTGAAACATCAATGCTCACACTCTGAAGAGAAGCAGAAAGGTTAGTTCCGTTAATTGTAATTTTGTGGTCTGTTGCGACATAAACTGCCATTTAATGTTCTCCTAGTTTGCTTGAACAGCACAGTCAAACTCTGCTGTCAGATATGTGTTTTCACCAATAGTAACTGAGCCGTAGTTTCTCATATCAGATACTATCAAATCAAAACAACGACCCGATAGTGTCCTATCTGATTCTATCGCACTTTTTATACTAAAGTCACCAGTAGGCGCACAATACAAATCAAGATTCTGTTGAGCAGAACGCTCAGAAACCCTACCAACATAAACAGAAATAGTAAAATTATAGGTATTAAAACCATTCTTAAATGCTTTATGATACTCAATACCTTGAGGACTAATAATAGCCATAGGTGGATTAGGGTTATCAGGAGTATAAGCAGTAACCCTCAAACCAACAATAGTTGAAAGATTCTTTACCAAACCATCACGAAGGTCACTCAAACCAGCCATTACGCAAGTTGCCTTAACTTACGATACGAATTCAACAACATAGCCACATCAGGGTCAATACGATTAGAAACCCTAAAATAACCTGTATCAGGACTAGAAATAACACCCAAAGGTGAATCAAGACGCTTAAAAATACGCATAGCCTGAATAATAGTTGCTTGCTTTACAGCAGTAGGAACAGCAGACCAACCCCAAACACCAGTAACCTGAACTGTAGCAACATCTTCCTGACCATAACGACCCTCATAACGGTACTGTGTCTCATCATTAGGGAACTCATAGTCACCCACAGCTCGCAAACGAGTAATAGGCCACCCAGTCAAACCATCAGAAACACTATTCAAAGGTTCAGTCTGATAGTCCGTAACAGCCCAAGTCTGGTCAAAAGTTTTAGTCAACTGAGTAGCAACAGCGACAGCAGAAATAGAAACAGCATCATCAATCTGACATACATCATCAGATAAAGGCACAAAAACTCTAGTAGCAGTACCAGCATTATAGAAATAACGCATAGTATACTCATCCACCATACGAGAAGCAGACTCCAAAGCTAGTTCTAGCAGAGAATCATCAACACCATCCTGGATGCGAAGAGCAGATTTAAGGTCAGTTAGGCTTGCATAGCCGTTGACAACAGGCATGTTTACTCCTTGTCTTTACTAACCAATTTTACCTCATCAACTATACGGGCTTTCAAAGCTGTAGTTGAAATGCCTGAAGTATAGGAAATAAAACATAAAACAATTTCATTTTTATCAAGCCAATCTTCATCAAACTGCATTTGAGCATAATAGTCTCGATTAGCCCAATCTGTACCTGTAATAATAATGTCAGGTTTAGGGTCTTGAAGAATAGTTGGCTTAGAATCTTCACCGCTAAAATTAACTCGAACTTCATCAACATATTTACAAGCCGAAACAACAGAAATTCTATCTTCAAGGCTCATTATAGGTTTAGCACCTTTAAACTTTTCAACAAATTCATCTGTATTCAAAGCTACAATAACTTTTCCATCTTTACCAGCCATTTGCTTTAGTCTTTTCAAGAGCCTAACATGCCCAGCATGAAATAAATCAAATGTGCCGCCATTATAAATTATTCCCATGAGTTATCTCGTCTAATCTGTAAAGACCAGTTACCTTCCGAAAAATCTTGTTCATTTTGTTTCTTCAAGTAAAGCGCCTGATTATGGCTAAAAGTAACATTATTTTGATGTTGAAAACCACTAGATAAAGTAGAACTATTATCGTGAGTCAAACTAGCATCAAGAAATTTAGGTTCAAAACCAGCATTAATTATCCTACGCTCATAGTCATTATCTTCAAAATAGATTGGATGAAAACGCTCATCAAACAAACCAACATCTTTAACAACTTTTTCACCCAAAACAAAACCAGACCAGTAAGGTGAAATGTTCAAAAAGTTTATTGTATTAGGGTCTACTTGTTCACTAATCTTCTGCAAAGCACCAGGAGCAAGCACACTATCATCATTCAACAAAACCCAATAAGGAGCAAAAGGAGTAGTCTTAACAATCAGATTCAAACCACCACCATAGCCCAAACCATACGGAACTTGAATAACCCACATACGCTTAACCATGTTAGGTTTTACAGGAGCATACTCTTGCTTACCAGAATTATCTACAATCACAAGATTTTCGACAGGATAATCAATACTTGCTAAAAGCCTATCTGCCAACTCAAATCTAGAATAAGTCAGCATACCCAATACAGGAATCACTTTAGAAGTTTCCTCAACAAAGGCAACCAGTGGTTAGTCCATACAGTCTCAACATCAAACTGCTTCACAAAATCAATACTTACCTGAGACCTAGTACCACGAACCTCATATGCTTCTTCCAAAGCAGTAACAATATTAGGGACACTAGGA